ACCGTCTCGCCGCAGACGCAGCCGCATTCGCCGCCGTAGCGTTTCTCGAGCACCTCGGCGACGTGCTGGCCGTGGCGAATGCCGCTGGCGAAGATCAGGACGCTCTTGCGGTCCTGCGTGTATTCGACGATCTCCCGGCAGGCCGACAACACCAGGCTGTCGTCGTTCATCAACTCCTCGACCTCGCCGGCGACGTACTCGCCGCCGCGGACGTGCAGCCGGTCGGTGTCCGGCTTGCGGCTGCCGGCCTTGGTGCGCAGCGGACACAGGTAGCCCTGCACGATCAGCTCGCGCACGCCGATCTCGTAACACACCTCGTTGAGGATGTTGTCGGGCGAGCAGATCGTCCCCGACTTCATCCTGAATGGCGTGGCCGTCAGGCCGATGACGCGCACCAGCGGGTTGATCTTCCGCATGTCGGCCAGGAACGTGCGATACATGCCCTCGCCGTCGGGCGGGATGAGGTGAGCTTCGTCGACGATCACCAGGTCCACAGCACTGACGTCGCCCGCCTTCTGATAGACGCTCTGGATGCCAGCAATCGTCACGGGATAACCCAGGTCGCGGCGTTTGAGGCCGGCCGAGTAGATGCCGAACGGCAGATCGGGCGCCACGAGTCGCAGCTTCTCTGCCGCCTGTTCGAGCAGTTCTCTGACGTGTGCCAGAATGAGGACTCGCCCATTCCAGCGCTGTACCGCGTCGCGGCAGATCGTCGCCATCACCGGCGTCTTGCCGCCGGCTGTCGGAATCACCACGCACGGGTTGTCGTCCCGCTCGCGCAGGTGGCGATAGACGGCCTCCACGGCCTCAAGCTGGTACGGTCGCAGTTGCACTACGCGCTCGCCTTCCTGCTCTCTTCGGGCAGCGGGAACAGCTCCTCCGTGGCGGCGTAGAGCCTGGTCATCCGCTCGCCGCTCAGGAACGCGGCCAGGGCCCGCTCGGTCTTCTGGTAGGCCTCGCGCCGCCCCGCGCCTGACCGCCGGCCTGTGCTCTTGGTCAGGAACTGGACCAGCGTCAGGATCGGCTGGTCGTGCTCGTCCTGGGGGATCCCGGCCTGAAGGACATCCGCGAAGTGGCGCAGCTTGCCGCGATCGGCCGAGTACCACGCCCTCGCCAGCACCGCCCGCGTGGTCCCGTTGGCGACGCCGCGGTAGTTGCTCTTCGGCAGGCAGCGCATCGCGAAACGTACCGCGTCGAGATGACGCTGAAGCAACTCGCGTTCCTCACCGGGCGAACGCCGGCGGTACGCCTCGCCGACGAGCGTCATGGCCCGCAGCGTGGCCAGTTCGGCCGGCGTAATCTGACCCAGCTCGCCGGCCAGGCTGATGATCTGGTCGTTGGTCCGCACACGACCCGTGTCGATCGCGTCCATCGCTTCCGGCGGCACGTTGAAGAACACGCGCATCGGTACGGTTTTGCCTGACAGCGCCACGGCCCACAGCCGGTGCTGGCCGTCGAGCAGCACGCGGTTGGGGCTGAAGGCGATGCCCTGGTGCGTGAGCTTCCAGCGGCCGGCCTCGATCTCCTTGATGAGGTACTCGACGTACTTGTCGCTGAGGTTGCGGTTGCGGCTGTTGCAGTGGCTGATCCAGTCCTCGGCGATCTCCGGCGAGACGTCGAGCACCAGCGAGTACTCGTCCTGCCGAGCGAAGAGGTGTTCGAGTTTCATGCGTGGGCTCCTTCGAGATGCTTATCCAGGAATGCCACCAAGGCGCGCAGATAGTCCGTATCGAACAGGTCGATGAGCGTCCGAGCGCCCATGACCGGATCGTGGGGCATGTTGAGCGCGGTCATCGGCAGCGGCTTGCTGCCAGTGCGAATGGGCTTGAAGGCCTTGCGGGAAATGCGAGGTTTGCCGCGGGTGCGGCGGCGGGCGGTCGGCTTTGCCGGGTAGCGCTTACCGTCGCGCCCGACTCGAGTGGTCGGCCTGCTGTGGTTCGAGGTGTCATATTCTGACACCTGGCGCTCCATAGCCGCGCGATAGCGCCTAACCATGTCATTGCTCACCCCCACATGCTCCGCGATGGCCCGGTCGCTCAGCTCCGGGTGCAACTTCAGTGCCTTCTGCACCGCCTTGGCCTTGTCGGCGTTCGTGCGGCGGAGGCCGTGCGTCTTGTTCGCGCCCAGGCTCTTCCAGCGGGCGTCTTTCAATTCGCCGGTCGTGACCACCGCCCGGATCTGCGTCCGCTTGTGCCTGCGATGGGCGTAGAAGCGGTGGAAACCGTCCACCAGCCAGTACGTAGCCCCGTCGCAGACGACCTCCACCGGCGGGAACTCGGCCCCCGCCTCGAGTGCCTCGGCGTACTCGGCGACCACGCCCGGGTCGATCGCCGCCCGCGGCTGCGTGTCGCCGTCGACGCGCAGCGCCGACATGTCCAGCAGTTGTTCGTTCACGAATCGTCTCCTTCCTGCTCGGCCAGTTGGCCGAGGGCTTGTTCCAGAATCAGGTCACGGTGTTCCATGCGCCGCAGCAGTCCGCGACCGGCCTGGCGCAGCTCCGCCTCGACGCGGTTGAAAACATTCATCGCGTCCAGGTCGCGCGCCTTCTCGCGGCGCGTGATCGGCCGCGCCTCGAACCAGTCGGCCACGGCGACGTAGCGCAGCGCCGCCCCGATCACTTCCGCTTCGAGCAACCTGTCGTCTTTGCGCCGATGCACGGCACCTCCCTGATGCAAACGAAGACCTTGCCACCCGGCACGACCACCCCGCGGCGGATGTCCAGTCGGTCGATCTGTCCGTCGTCCACGAACACGCCGGCGTGCTGGAGCGAATCGAGCAGGCACTTCATCGCGTTGTCGAGGTCGCGCTTGCGTCGGTCGGGCGGGCAGAGATGCACGACCACGTTCAGCCGGCCACGCAGCGGCCCACCCCGCCGGGCCGCGAGGCGCGCCACCACCTCCCTGCGGTAGCGCCGGCCCTCGCGGCTGATCAGCGTGCGGAAGCCCACCCGCCGGTAGTAGTGGTTGATCGAGGGCGGGTAGGGCAGCTCGAACTCGTGCACTACCGCTTCCACGGCGGCGTGCTCCCCTGACCGTTGCTCGATGCCGCCGGCGCTGTGGCGGCGCCCTTCTTCGCGTAGCCCTTGATGACGTTGGTGATCTCGCCGTTGTCGTCGCGCTTCTTCTGACCGACCGTGATGACCAGCGGCAGGTTGTGCAGCTCGACCGAGTCCTTCGGCGACATCACACCGACCGCCCGGCAGATCGCCGACAGCTCGGCCCGGGCGATCTTGACGGTCAGCGCGTTGGGGTTGTCGAGGTTCAACCGCGACCACAGAAGGCGACCCTTGTATTCGCCTTCGATGACCTGGAACGTGAGCTGCAGATACTGGCCCACGCCGCTCTTGGTCGGCTTCATTTCCGACTCGGTGATGACCGCCAGGTACTTGCCCGCGGGAATCGGGTCGAAGCCGACCGCGGGCTCCACTTCGTTCGCGTCGAATCCGTTCAGGTTCGCCATGACGTGTTTCCTCCTATTCGCTCTTGGTGTTCTGTGGCCAGTACTGGTGGATGATGTCCCAGGCGCGTTCGTCGTCGCCGCGGGCGAACGCGTCGTAGATGCGCCAATCGAGCGGCAGCTCGTCGGGCAGGTTCAGCCGGTTCTTAGCGACGTGCGCCGGCCGCTCGGTGGTGCGGATGATGCGTTGGCCGGTGCCGACGCCGCGGTGCTTGGCCCGGCCGAAGTTCTCGTCGACCTTGCGGGTGTGCACCTTGTAGGTCGCGAACAGGACGTCGTCGCACCACTCCTGCACCAGTGCCGACGCCAGCTTGTGCAGGCGCGGCACGTACCGGTCGTAGCCTTCGGTCTCGGGGTTCTCGAAGCGCTCGATCTTCGCGTGGGCGATCAGGACGATCATCATCCCGCGCTCGTTGCGCAGGGCGTCGAGGCCTTCCAGCACTTCGCGCCACTGCGTCAGCGCGAACGTGTAGCCCTTCGCGTAGCCGATGTCCTCGATCGACTCGACGTTGCGCTTGCGGCAGACGTCGGCCCAGATGAGCCGCTCCAGCCAGTCGGCCGAATCAACGATCACCGTGCGATACTCATGCTGCTTGGCGTACAGCTCCGAGAGCGCCGCCACGACGTCGCCGTACGTCCTGGCGAGCGGGAACTTGTCGCACTCGATGTCGTTCAGGCCGTCTTCGGTCTGGATGAAGATGGGTTTCTCGGACATGGCGCCGAACGTGCTCTTGCCCACGCCGTGGACGCCGTACAGCAACAGCCGGCGTGGTGCGGGCTGTCTGCCGCTGTGAACCTGCTCCAGCAACTTCATGCGTATTCCTCCGTGCTGCGTTGTTTCGACGGTGAATCCGGGCGCGGGGCCGGTGCAGGGAGTCCCGTCACTTGCCGTCCGTGGCCCGACACGCCACCCGGCCCCAGGCCCGGCATCACACGTGTTCGAGCGTGCGCAGGCGCTCGTATCCGGTCGGCCAGTGATCGAGTTCACGACAGCGCTTCAGACGCTCGATCGCCTCGGCGTTCTCGCGTTGCGCGATTCCCAGCGCCTCGCTGCTGACGCGCCAGACGCCGCAGCGATAGGGCTCCTTCTTTTCCACGGCAATGATGTGAACCGGGAAGGTCTCGCCGGCGGCTTGGGCGAGCACGGCCAGGTAGAACGCCATCTGGTGCACGTAGCCGAAACGCCGCGCGTCCGGCTCGAACCAGGTGAGGTCATCGCACGTTTTCAGATCCACCAGTCCGCACTGCGGCCCGAACCAGTCCATCCGGATCTGGCACGGCTCGCCGCAGTACTCGGCGCGCACGACCCCCTCCGGCACGCCCTCGACGAGCAGCTCCATCGCCAACTCGTGCGACCGGACGGCAGCTTCCAGGTGCTCGACCAGTTCAACCTGCGCGTCGGTAAGCACAGGCCGCCCCTGGGCCTCGGCCCACTCCTTGAACGCCTTCGTGTTCGAGCCGAACGGCTGGCCCGTTCGCGGGTTGATCGGGCCGCCGACCGCATAGGCCGCTTCGAACGCGGCGCGGCCCTCGAGGATCAATGTGTGCGCCGCGCGACCGACCAGGTACGCCGACGTGTCCACGTCGGGGATCAGTCCCAACCGCTTACGGCGGTAGAGGAGGGGGCACTTGCGGAAGTCGGCCAGCTGGTGGCTCGTGAGGAACTCTTGCGCGCGGGCGTGATAGACCTCAGCGGGCTCCCGCGTGATGAACGTGGGATGCGGGCCGGCGCTTCGTACGGCTGCTGATTCAGGCGGCATGACCAACTCCGATGGCTGGGGGCGTTCGCGCCGCGCTGCCGAGTGCACGCCGCGCGATACCGCCCCGCGGTCACCGAGTTATTTGCCGCTCGCCGCCGATTCTCGCCGTGAGCCGCAAAAGACATATGGCATTCCATATGGCATCCGCGCGTGCCATGTGGAACGCCATATGGCGTTCCATATGTCAGCCATATGTCTTTGCGGACCCCATGTTGCGCCCTAGATACACCCTCCTCCGAGCGTGCCACCATCGCCCGCGACGCGCCGGGACCGGCCCGGCGCCCGAGCCCGGCTCACGGACGAAGGGCACGACATGCACGCAACGCAGCAACCGTCGGGATTCGAGCAGTGGAAGGACGATCTGATCCGGATTCGGGCCAGGCGCCTGGGCTTTCGCCGGCACGATCTGGAAGACGCGCAGCAAGAGGTAGCGATGCACGTCCTGTCGTTCCGGTATCAGCGGGCCCGGTCGAACGGCGCATCCGAAGCTACGGCGCTGACCGCGCTGGCTGATCGGCAACTCAAGGCCCTGCTACGCCGCCGCGGCTGCTACGAGCACCACTTGGAGCGCTTGCGCCGCGAGCGCGCGGCGACGACGCCACGCAACGGCCATCACCAGCGCATGGCGCTGATCATCGACGTTCGCGACGCAGTCTCGCGGCTGACGCCCATCGAGCAGGCCGTTTGCCGGGGCCTGGCGCATGGCCACTCGATCAGTCGGATCGCCAGCGACCTGAACCGCGCCTGGCACACCGTTCGGCGCATCATCAACCGCATCCGGACCCACTTCGAAGCGATCGGGTTGAGCGCCTGGCTGCTCGACGGCTGAGACGCACGTAACCGCATCGAATGCAGGCAGTTGCGATGGCGCGTCTCGGCGAGAAC